AGGAACTGTATCTACTCCACATCCTTGATCCATAGTGAATACATGTGATGGTAATGTTCCTTGTGAAGATAAATGACAGTCTCCTGGTTTCCATTTAACGGCTGTTATTGGTTTATCATCTGGTGGTTTAGATAGACCTAGTGCTCCAAGTATACTACCTCCAATCTTAAGAAATGGTGCAATGGTTGACGCCACTGAACCTATAACTGGAATTCCACTCGCTACCGTAGCTACTTTTCCGGCTGTATTAAGAATACCTGAAATCGCTCCACTTTTCTTGATTTTTGAGCTTTCTCTATCTCCGTGCATATCTGGTAATGTCGAGTCGTATATTGCTTCCAATTCGCGTAACCCTTGTAATGAAACTGTAAGTTGTTTTATGCGATTTTCTAATTCGATAATGCCTACAGGAGGAGAAACTATAGTTGGATATTCAACCTTCACTGTATCAACATCAGCACTAATATAAGCTGTTATATTGAATGGTGCTTGAGTTGATGCTGTTAAGCGTGAAAGTACTACAGTTCCAATATTTCCGTTTTTGCTTATCAAATTACGTGCAAGGAATGGCGATACGAATGGAATACGTATTTGCATAGTCTGCGATGATGGATTTGAAATTTGCAGATTAGGTGCTGTTGATAATTGACTTCTTGCAAGTCTATGATCCACGGCTTCTGATGTTATATCAGGGAATAATGTTAACATTAACCCGCCGCTTACAAATGGCTGCACTGCAATTTCCAGTCTAATATATACGTCAGTTCGTAGGAATGTAAATCCTTTAAGCTTGTCAGCGATGTTCGGCTGAGCTGTAAGCAAGGATAGTACGTCCCATCGTTTTAGAATTTCCCCACCAGTTCCTCCAATAGGAACTTCAAATGAGTCAAATCTATATTCACGACATATAACGTCCTTGATAGAATGGTCTCTGTTTTCCATCATATTTGCCATTGCATTTTGAGGCAGTTCCTGCACTTCTGGCAATGTTGATACAATTGGAGCTAGTTGCGTTGAGAATGATACAATTTGTTGTCCAGTCGTCGATTCTTCCGTCAGGTCACTGAATGGTATCTGACCTACTGTCTCAGCTTCTTGTGAATGTGCTGAGAGAACATTTTGTTCTTCTGTTGTTGTTGCTATCCTTTTTATACCATGAACAGTCGGATAAAACTTGTCCAATCCTTTTTGGTGGAAAGCTTCGAGAGGGCTGCTCTCAGGGCGTTTCCCGTGATAAATATCACTACCCTGTTTGTTTTCGATTGCGTGCTTTGAGGCACACCAATCATATTTTTCGAGGTTGTTATCGTGTCCATTAAGGGTTACAGTATAGGATACATCATCGGAAAGAAGCATTAGATTATCACCACGTTTTAGCATTCGTCGAAGAGTCTTTTGAGGATAAAAACAATCTGCTGTTAATTCAATATCATATTCATCACAACACTTGACTATAAGAGGCACGTATTTTTGGAATACATGTTCTTCATGCAAACTCAATTCGCGAATAGCTAACCTAGAATTATATTGCATCTGCAACTTTCGTTTATCTCTATCTGTATGATCACATTTTTCCCAGTTCAGAGGTTCTAATATGGACGCAAGTTCTAGCGGCGCCATCCATGATCGAGTGTGAACATCTGGTGCAAATCCTCTTTTTAATATAGTAACCTCAGTCAGTTTTCTATATGCAAAAGCAGTATCATCTTTTAAATCAGTGGTATATGTTAATCCATAATCTAATAATTTGCGTTGTAAATCAGCTGGATGCATGACCTCACACAATTTTTCAGAGAATGCAATAACATTATCATCTCCATAAAAGGCACCAAAATAATGTTTACCGAGATTTTCTTGAATTATGTACGCGTCAACAGTACCTTTCTCCTCTAGTAGTTCATGCAATGCTAGAAAAACTATGCTTGAATTGAAAAGTGTATTGACAATTGCAGTACCTGGGTTTCCTGATGGTTGTCCTCTCATCATTTGGATTATTGTATTTCCAAAAACCTGAAATGATGATGTTAAGTCTCTCCACAGCATTGTTGAAAGTGCTGCATTTTCGGGATTTCTTTGGTATATGTGTTCGATGTATTGATGAATAGTCCATAGAATATCTGTTCCAAGAGTGCCGTCAAAATTAGAATAATCGCCTGCAATGAATTGATTTGAATATGGACTTGCTATAGATTGAAATTGCATGACTAGATAATCCCATTCATTGGAGTAAGGATTGATCCCAACTAATGAGCCGTTATGTACTCGATTTTCCATGATGTTCGAGAATAAATCTAAGTAACATTGACGGAACATGATGACATAATGAAGTGGCGCAGCAGCAAAACTACGGGTCTTGTTAGCCTTAACTTTTTCTATTATGCGCAGTTCATCTTTTGCTGTTGAAATGAACAAACATTGTGGTCTCATATTCATTTTGACATGGTATTTATAATCTTCAATCATGGTCAGAACTAGTGGATGGTCATATTTCCATTCTTCAAATTCACCTAAGAAATCTTTCTTTCCTTTTCGGGTTGTATGATGTACATATGGATAACCTGCGCTACTTTTCCTATTTATTCCACGTATATAAGCATGTCCTTCTATACCTGAAATGGCGGTTTTGTGGTCTAATTCCTTCACACCTCGTGTTGGTCTAAAACGAGTTCGTAAGTGAGCAAAAACAATGGCATTCTGTTCTTCAGTGAAGCCAGTTGATGGTGTCATATATTTCTTTAATGCTTTATTAACAACATGTTCTCCTTCTGATGTAAAGCCTAGATTTGCTGGAGCTTTTGTTGTTATCGAAATTTCATTATGAAACAAAGATGGTGCTATGTTTGATTTTGCATTAGTATATATTGGTCGCTCAATCGTTCCAATTCTCTTAAAGGTATCATCAAGAATTGTTTTATGATCTCCAAAATAATGCGTAAAACTTACATGCAATTCAGCGTTAAGTGATTTTATCATTTCTGCGCTGATAAATTGTGCATAACTCACATCATTCTGTGCAAAACCGGCCATATGTATACCGAGAATTCGTCCACCGTGATTTGATGAATTCGATAAGACGACACTTCCACAGTAACCATGGACACTTTGCATAGGGTATTGAATAGTATTGAATGATGTTATTGGTCCTACTGCACCATTCGCGACCATAGCTCCTTCTAAGCATTTAGTGACTTTCGTATGTTGCATTTCCATATACCACGCAATTTTACCAGAGAAGATATCTTCGTTACCGTCCTTTTTCCATTGTCCGTTTATAGTGGGAACACAAATCATTACTTTCTCTCCAAGTAATTCATTAAATTCTCCAGCTTGGAAGAAATTCTTTTCTTCCTCTCTTTCACTGAATTTAATAAGATCACAATGATCACTAATTTGTTTGTTTGTTCCGAAATCCAAACAGACAACGTCATAAAAGTTCGTATCGTTTCCTTCATATCTAAACTGAAACACGCCTACTTTCGATGCTGGTATTCGTCTCTTTTGTTGGAAAACACTGAATAAATTGAAATATCCGTTCTTATACACGTCATATGACGGAATTGACTCAAATAAATGTCTATTACAGAGGAAAAGACCTCCTCGTATAAAGAATCCGTTAAGTGCTGACGCTAAAATGCCGTTTCCATCGGGACCTACAAAACAAAATTGAATGTGATAACTATTGCTACACAATTTCTTCGCCATTGAATATGCTCGATCTGATGATAGTTGAGCATCAGGGGCGTTTGCAAATGTGGTCATTTCTCTTCGCACAATTTGATTTTCAGTTGTTAAACTTTTAAACATTGGTGTTGTATGTATAGGAGTTGATTTAGGTGGCGGTTTTGTGTTGTCTTTTGCTGTAGAAGCATCGCCAGGATTATATACTTGTTGGTCTGCATTATGGCGGAATTTCTTTTTGTCCGTATTCACATGTTTATACCACTTATATAAGCCATATCCACCGAGAATCACACCCAGTGCGGATGCAAAAATATATGCAGAATTTGCTTTTGGTTTTTTCTTAAACCAAGCAGTAAAAACATAAAGCTTCGACCAAACAAGAAACATACTAAAATGTCGCTTCATTTTCTCTGTAATTGATTCATACGGTTGAATAGGATCTTCTACTATTGGATCATCAAGGAAAACTGATATTGGTTTTAAATTTGCATGATTGAATCCTGTATTGTCAGAGTCTAATGTTGGGATATGACATCCTGACGAATCACGAATTCCACTCGTAGATGGTTCGGGTTGTTTCTCCATACCTACAATATTAGAAAAAACTGGGTCAACTTGAATATTTGCATCTTCCATCTCTTTCAAAACAGTGCTTAATCTTTCAATTGAATAATCCTTAAAGCTTTTAACAGATCGTCTGAAATCGTCATCTACTTCTGTCAATTTTTGTCTCAAATGCTTGATCATTCCTTCATAATCCATAACTGCTCCTGTTTTCTTACATTCAAAATTGTAGATATGAGTGTTCACGCATCCATCCAATTTGGTTGGATCAACAACTGAAATATATTTACCATTTGTAGTGACAGGTTCTGTCTTCAAATATTTCGGTTTTACAGTTACTAAGTAATCCATATCAAGTCGTCGATGGTACGCGTCTTGACTTGCCAAATACCATAAGGATGGCGTTTCTTGATTATCGGTTGCTATAATCAATCGGGAATTAAACTTTGCATTTTTCTTGTTATCCACTTCGGCTACATTAAGAGTAAGATCGTGCGAATTATTCATATGAATAATACTCATTGGGAATAAACTATTTTCTTGATTTATTGCTGGTGAAATTTGATTTGCATCATCCCACACATATATCAATGATTTTGTTGTGTTATATCCAGTTTCATATTTCGATCCTTGTGCTTTGAAGAATACATATTGTTCATAGTTTCTACATCCATCTTCTAATTCAGCTCCTTTAACCCCATCTAACATTAATATAGTTGAGATGGCATCACAGGAAACTAAATTTATAAGGTATGTTTTACCAATACCTGGTGCTCCGAAGAAACGAAGAACAACTGGACGCTTTCTATAAGCATGTCCGGCTCTTGGTGTTAATTGAACTCGACGATACAATTGGTTCACATTATACGATATAGCTCCCATTCGCGCTCGATCAATAGAGCTGGGTGAAACGTATTTGATTAGATCAACACATTTCATCTGCATAGTTGCTATTTCCGTAAATGCTGACGGATCTAAATCGATTCTCTGACTTCCGGCTGCTGTTAAGTATTCTTTGGTCTGATTCTCCAATTTTGTGATTTCGTCACCAATATCGATTGATGGATCACTAACGCCACGAACATAGTCAACACATCCCTTCGTGGCATCAATTAACAAATCAATACCTCGTGAGCGAGTTGATAAATGTCCAATTGCATTCAAAACGCTGGAAGCTGCTGTTGGTTTCGCTGACTGTCCAGTTAAAATTGAAATAATTAGTGTAATGAAAACCGTTATAGGTGACATTTCACTATCTCGTTTTGAAATATGCATCTCAAGGTCAGAATGAATAGTGGGATTTTTACTTGGCATAGCCCAAATGATTACTTTTACACACGCAGAAACAAAAGCGGCGATAGTTAATCCTTTGATCTTAAATTCAGAATATAATGTGCGTATAGCTAAATATCTTGCACTCCATTCTTCATTTGTCCACATCACGTGTAATGCAGCTGCAACATCAGCCCAACGAACTACCTGACGATATTCTTCAGGTAAGTTGTCGATCATTTCTTGAATTTTTGCTGATACATCAAAATTAACGTGATTATGCACATCAACAAAGCTATGGAGTTGGCTCATGACGTGTTTGTCATTCGCTTTTTGCCGTCTGATTTTAAGTTGCTTTTGCGATCGATGATAAATTTGCTTCGCTAATTCATTATCTTTTTGCATAAGTCGGTTATTTCGTTGTGAACTGTCTTTCTTACATGTCTTAGAATTCGACTTGTCGATATGCATGTCGGGTATATCCTGATCACTATCGGATGATGAAGAATCCTCATGTAAAAAGATAGTATTGACCAGTTTTATTCCATAGTAAAAATCTCTACCTCCAACAAGTTGTTTACGGAGAAATTCATACCATGGTGCCTTCAATGAAAGAAGAGATTGGCGACCTGAGTCATCACGACCCATCATCTTTGCAGGCACATGTATACCAAAGAGTTCAATATCAAGATTACAAAAAGAGCACTTTTGATATTCCAAGGAAAAACCATGGAACTTTTCATGTTGGCATATGTCAATTGTTATTAGGTAACATTTGTTTCCAGTGAAATGTATATCATCTTTAACGTTGTACTCATCACAGAGTTTGTTAAAAATATCATAGCATTCAGAACAAGAGTCTATGTTTCCATTTAATGCATGTTGTGCCTTATTTCTGTTCGCTTGTAAAAATCGTGAATGGCCTGAATCTATGCGAAATAGTCGAATAGCATGTTGGTGTTTCTCCCATATATACAAAATGAGTTCATCGTAAGGGTCTTCATTACACAAGCGAGTTTCCAAAGAGAATGTTGCTCGAAATGTTGGTCGTCGAATGTGAACATATGGTGCTACACAATCAACAACTTTCTTTGGTTCGTCAAACATAGTTAAGGTTCGTAAATCCCATTCAGCATAATCTTTCGTCACCTTTATTACGGGCAACTTGTTTCCTTTATTGACATTTTTGGTCTTCTTAGGTTGTGGTTTTCTGATAGTGATTAGACTTTCCTTTTTCGGTTGCGGTTTTCTCCATGAGTATGACACGCCGGAGAAGTGGACGTGCGCGAAATCACCGACTGTAGTAGTAATTCCACGGCTCAATAAATGGCTCATTTGGGTTGGTGTTAGTTTTGGTGTGACAATATTTGCAGCAGTTTCGATCATTGTTTGTGATTGCATGATTTTGACTGTTTGCCTTAAAACTAAATAATTCGAGTTTCGATGTTTAAAGTCTCTCGAAAAGACTTTTGGTTTTGTTTTTCAGTTGTTTAACGACCACTGAGCGGTCACAAGAGTTGTCCATGAGGGTTTCTTATTTAAGCAAAAACTTCAAATAAAAATATCTTCCATACGTCATTACTATTTCAGTCACGAAGTAAAGGTGACGGACAATGTCTATATAATCGTCGTGGGCACTGTTGGTATTGCACAACAGTCCTCAGATTACATAAACCCGTGGGTGCTGCAAAACTCCCTCACAATCGTATTTATAATATTTGAATTTATAATTATTGGTTAAATGAGAAGCAGGGTATATATAAGCTTTGAAAAATTTATTTAATAAATATTATTAAAGTGAGTATCCGCAGATAAATCAAATCGTCTAAGGTAGAACTAAAGGTTCGTTTGCGACCTTATAAGAAAATCATACTTCTGTATAATAATTTTATTAAACGCAATCGTAGTCATTACAATTCTTAATGAATTGTGGTGAATTGCAAATCCTCTTGTCATAATAAACAGAGCCAAATCCCCTTTAAGGTTTGGTAGTAATTTATTACAAGTCGATTGTCTTCATAGTGATTCCAGTCCGAGTTTACTTTTAAGTACACAAGGTAAAAAATGCGAATAGCATAGCCCATTTTGGGATTTTTACGGCTTTTAACGAGGTTAGTCTCGGCTTTTCTCTCCTGAGCTGGAGTCAAAATAAATGCGAGGAGGTGTTTTTGATGCCTCCCC